TGGTTGCAAGGTAAGGCAGACAAAAATGCCGCCGCTGCGGAGCTAAAGCTAACGGAGGCGAAAGCGAAGGCCCAGATATTATTGTCTGAAAAGACAAGCGTAGCCGACTGGGAGCGCATTATGGCAGAGGGTTCTAAATCAAGCTGGAAAGACGAATGGTTCGTAATTGTCCTGTCTATTCCCCTTGTTTTGGCATTTATTCCAGGTGCAGAAGGTTGGGTTGATCGTGGTTTTGCCCAACTCTCCAAAGCGCCAGACTGGTATTTTTATAGTTTAGGTATCGCTATTTCAGCGAGTTTCGGTGTGAGAGGGGCAACTGCCCTGTTTAAGAGGAAGTAATGGAAAACTTAAAACTACCTATTGTACTTGTTATGGCTATGGCGGCACAGCTTGCAGGAGGTGTTTGGTGGGTTTCACAACAGGCGGCAACGATTTCAAGTCTTGAAGAAACAGTAAGCCAGCTTGGCTCTAAAATGGCTATTGAAGACAACATAAACTTAAAACGTGATGTACAGTCCAACGCCAAAGAGATTGACGATGTTTGGGATGACATGGAAGATGTTTGGGATGAACTGTCAAACTTAGCTAACTCTATCGGTCAGGTTACTAAATTGCAGCAGCGTGTAGCTGTAATTGAAAGTGAGCTTAAATATATTTCCCGCGATCATAATGGGGTCATGGATATGAGAGGCAACGGAAGATGAGCAACGCAATGAAAGCCTTACAGCAACGGTGCGGGGTATCCGCAGACGGAGCATTTGGTCCCAACACTGCTAGAGCAATCGTTGAGCATTACGAGTTATCACCAGAACGTGGGGCGCATTTGCTGGGTCAATCGGCGCATGAGAGTGGTTACTTCAAGCACACAGAGGAAAATCTTAACTATTCAGAGGGCGCGTTGAACCGTGTGTTCCGCCGTTATTTTGGTGAAGGCAAAGAGGATGCTTCTAAGTATGCTCGAAATCCGCAGAAGATTGCTAATTATGTATACATGGATGAGCATCGATCAAAAAAGGGTGCGCTCGGAAATGTTGAGGAAAATGACGGCTGGGCTTTTCGAGGCCGAGGATTTTTACAATGCACGGGCCGTACAAACTACCGAAAGTTTGCATCGGAAATGCGTTTGCCTGATGTTATGAAAGACCCTGATCTTGTAGCTACAGAGTATGCTTTTGAAAGCGCATACTGGTTTTTCAAACGTAATGGGTTGTTTACGATTGCGGACAAAGGTGTCAATGACGAGGTGATCACAGAGGTTACGCGACGTGTAAACGGTGGTACTCATGGTCTTGATGATCGATTAGAAAAAACCAAAAAGATATATGAATGGGTTAGGAGAACATAATGCCTACAATTATGATTAGTATATTACCTGACGGCATTCCTGTGGATAAGATGGAAGAAGATGACAACGGGAATAGTTGTCCTTTACCCACCCAGGATTACGAACTCAATGATATGAATCGACAGGTGGCGATAGATGAATATGGCTATCGTGAGCCAAACACTTCGGTGGCTTTTCGCAACGATGAAAGTTGTGGAACGTGTGGAATGTATAACCAGACAGAGGATATGCAGGAGTGCATTGGAGACGAGTCTGGAGAAACAGGCTATTGCCAACTTCTCAAATTTGTGTGTAATAGTGAAAACACATGTGATGAGTGGGCAGAAGGTGGTCCAATCACATCCGACTTACAAGAGGAATATAAGGACAACCTATAATGGATGTTGTCGATTTGGCAAAACACCTGTATAAGAAAATTGAAGAGCGGCAAAAAGATATCGGAGCGGCTCTTTCTCACGGTTCTGTAAAAGACTGGGAGCAGTATAAAATGTCTGTAGGGGAGATACGGGGCCTCGCTTACGCTAGAGAAGAAATCAAGACCCTGCTGGAGAGAAACGTAGACGATGTCGAAGACTTTATATCTTCCTGACCATGTCGCGCAGAAAATGAACAAAGAGAAAGACGCTGCTAAAGCTGAAGTCTCTGGTGTTGCAGTTGACAGCGCATATGTAAATGCACAGGACCGCGTACTAGATCCATCCCTTTTAGAAAAACCGTTACTCGAACGATTGCCGCAACCAACTGGTTGGCGGCTTTTAGTTATGCCGTATCAAGGTAAGGCTAAAACTTCGAGTGGCTTATACATCCCTGACGAAGTTCGAGAACGAGAATCGATTGCTACTGTAGTCGCGTACGTTTTGAAGTTAGGGCCGTTGGCATACAAGGATCCGAACAAGTTTGGACCCGACGAAGCACCTTGGTGTGAAGAGGGCCAATGGGTTTGTATAGGCAGGTACTCAGGTTCTCGTTTTAAAATCGACGGCGGTGAAGTCCGCATCATCAACGATGATGAGGTTATTGCTACGATTTTGGAGCCAGACGATGTGAAACAAGTATAGGGCAGGATTATGGCTGAAGAAAAGCAAGAGATTGAAGAACAAGAAGTTGTTCTAGAAGAGCAGCAAGAAGAACCTAAGTCGGAAGAAAAGGCGCAAGTAGCCTCGGCGGAAGGCGAAGGTGAACTTGAAGAGTACGGTGAGAAGGTACAAAAGCGTATTAAAAAACTCACTGAGCGTTATCGCAATGAACAACGAGACCGCGAAGAAGCGGTACGGGTGGCACAGAAGCTATTGGATGAAAACAATAAGCTGAAGGGTCGAGTTCAACAGTTAGATAGTGGATATCTAAATGAGTATGGTAACCGACTAACCACGCAAGAAGAAGCGGCAAAACGTGCGTATAAACAGGCATATGAGTCTGGAGATTCTGACGCAATGCTCGCCGCGCAAGAGCAGATTGCTCAGATTGCGATTGACAAACAACGGTATGGCGCGGCAAAAACTCGTGTTGAACAACAGCAAAAAATGCAGGTTCAACAGCAACCGCAGCCACAACAACAAGCCCCTGTGCAACAGGCTCAAGCCCCTGCAAAGGTTGATCCAAAAGCAAAAACATGGGCAGAAAAGAATGAGTGGTTTGGGAATGATGAGATCATGACCACTGCCGCATTCACAATACATCGTAGACTTGTCGAGGAAGAGGGGTTTGACCCGAACACCGATGAGTATTATACTGAAATAGATGGTCGTATTCGTTCGGAGTTTCCGCACAAGTTTAATACGGCTAAGAAATCGGGTGGAAATCAGGTCGCTTCTGCTGGTAATTCCGCATCCCGCACTAACAAACAGGGGCGCAGGTCGGTCAAGTTATCGCACTCTCAAGTCGCGATTGCGAAAAAACTGGGCGTACCTCTCGAAGAATACGCCAAGTATGTAAAGGAGTAATATCATGGCTGACACAAGAGCACCGCGCAAAAGCGCAACACGCGAAACAGAAACGCGCAGAAAACCATGGGCACCGCCCAGTCACTTAGCCGCACCTCCTGCACCTGAAGGGTTTGTGCATCGTTGGATTCGAGTCGCAATGCGCGGCGAAGAAGACAAGATGAACGTGAACTCCAAGTTGCGTGAAGGTTGGGAACCCGTCCGTAAAGACGAGTACCCAGACTACGAGGCTCCAACTATCGACGATGGTCGGTACGAGGGCGTCATCGGTCAAGGTGGTCTGATGTTGTGTCGCATTCCTGCCGAAACAGCCCAAGAAAGAAACGAGTATTACGGGGGCCGAACCCGCGAACAGATGGTAGCTGTAGATCAGGACCTTATGAAGGAACAACATCCTTCAATGCCGATTAATCAAACTCGGCAAAGTCGTGTAACCTTCGGTGGATCAAGACGAGACACCGAATAATTTAGAGGATTGCTACTATGGCAAACACTAACGGTGCATTCGGGCTTCGCCCGATTGGCGTAGTCGGTCAGGCTACGAACACCACTGGTGCGACCGAGTATCGTATCGCCTCTGGAAACACTAACGCGATCTATCAAGGTTCTCCTGTTATCCCGCTTTCAACTGGCTTTATTGACATTGTTGGCGCGGCTGCTGGAGGCACTGTGGGTCTTTTAGGTGTGTTCTGGGGATGCGAATACGTTTCGTCCACTACTGGTGAAACTATTTTTTCCAATAACTGGCCTGGTTCTGGCGCGGATTCTAATCATCCTGTCAAAGCCTTCGTGTATGACAACCCAATGCAAACATTTGTTATATGTTCAGACGCTTCACTTACTAGCGAAGCAACTGCGCGTGGGCATGTGTTCGCAAACGCAAACTTTGCAACGGCTGCTTCTGGTTCTTCTACCACAGGTATCTCATCTGCTAAGTTGGGTGTTAGCACAATCGCCACCACCGCTGCGCTGCAACTGCGTATCATCGGAATCCAAGATGATCCAGAAAACAGCGACTTCACAGCGGCTGGTATCCCTGTAATCGTTCGATTGAATAACAGCTTCAACTCCGCCAATGGTGCGATTGTTGCTGGTACTCCATCGACTACTGGCGTATAAGGAGACTAACTTATGGCTATCTCTCGCGCACAACTAGCGAAAGAGTTGGAACCTGGTCTCAACGCCTTGTTCGGTATGGAGTACAGTAGGTACGAAGACCAACATGCAGAGATTTACACAACAGAATCTTCTGATCGAGCATTCGAAGAGGAAGTTATGTTGAGTGGTTTCGGCGCAGCACCAACCAAGTCGGAAGGTTCTGCAATCAACTACGACGACGCAAACGAAGCGTATACTGCTCGTTATAACCACGAGACTATCGCGTTGGCATTCTCGATCACAGAAGAGGCTATCGAAGATAACCTTTATGATCGACTAGGCTCACGTTATACTCGTGCGTTGGCTCGGTCAATGGCTCACACAAAACAAGTTAAGGCCGCTGCGGTTCTTAACAACGCATTTACTGCTGGCGCATCTGCTGGTGGTGACGGCAAAGCGTTGTGTGCAACTGACCACCCACTTACATCAGGTGGTACATTTGCCAACGAACCAACAACTGCGGCTGACTTGAACGAGACTTCTTTGGAAGACGCGTTGATCAGCATTGCAGGGTTTGTTGACGAGCGTGGTCTTAAAGTCGCGTTGCGCGGCACCAAGTTGGTCATCCCACGTCAACTGCAATTCGTTGCAGAGCGTTTGATGGTATCAAACTTGCGTGTTGGCACAGCCGACAATGACACTAACGCTATCCGTTCAATGGGTATGTTGCCAAACGGTTACGCCGTTAACGACTTCCTAACGGACCCAGATGCGTTCTTCGTCATGACAGACGCGCCTCGTGGATTTATCCACTTCGAGCGTACGCCAATGACTACTGGCATGGAAGCAGACTTCGATACAGGTAACATGCGCTTCAAAGCGCGTGAGCGTTACTCGTTCGGTTTCTCAGACCCACGCGCAGTATTTGGTTCGCCAGGTGCATAAATCTGTGCTATAGTGTAGGGGGTAATTTCATTTACCTCCTCCCTGATAGACTGGGGCTACTTCGGTAGCCCCTTTCTTTTTATCTGAAACTTCTGTATGGTTAATTTATCCCTGACAGTTGCATTGGGCGACTGACACTAGCCAAGACAGGAGATCAACATGGCTAATTCAACTTTTTCAGGTCCTATTCGGGCAGGAAACATTAAAAACACAACAGGAACTACTGTTGGTTCGGACATTGCCAACGTAGGTTATGTTGTAATGATGCAGACGCACACCATGGATCTTTCTGGTGGCGCGATTGCAGCGGGTTCGACTGACATGGTCATCCCAGCAAACTCAAAAATTATTGATTGTATTGTTGATCTATCAACAGCGGCGAATGCTACAACCAACATTAGCGTTGGTGACACCGTTGGTGGTGCAACTACAATCCTTAACACTTTGGCAACGGGCACAACTGCGGGTCTCAAGACTGTCACTACACAAGGTGGTGGGACAGGCGAGTGGGCTAACACAGGAACCTCGGATTTAAAGCTGACGGTTACAAACAGTGCAGCAACTACTGCGGGAGTTGCCGTAATTACAATCTTGTATGCACAGGCATATAACACTGTAATTCGTCCGTAAGGAGATAACTCATGGCTGGTCCAGTAACAGCGTATAATTGGGTTCAAGGGACATCGGCGGCTGTCGTTGGCCCATCTCGGTCACGTTTACGGCAGGTTGTAATTTACGCGGCGGCTGCGGGTGCTTTTACGTTGAAAAACGGAAGTGCAAGCGGGGACACTTTGCTAACGCAAAAGTTTCCTACAGGTCATCATGTAATGAACATTCCTGATGATGGCATCATTGCAAGTAGCGGTGTTTATGTCTCAGCGTTTACAGGATCGGCGAACGAACTCACCATTATCTTGTCGTAGGTGGCGAGATGGTTGGCAGTGAAGTAACATCGTTTTACTCACAAACTTCGGCAGCGTTGGTAACTCGACGCTGTCGCCTACAAGGTGTGCTTTTGACATATGAGTCTGGAGCCACTGGTCATGTTATACTTTACGACAACGCATCAGAAGCGTCAGGAAAAGTATTACTTAGAGTCGATGAAACTTCTCAAGGCATGGACGAAATATTTCT